TAAAATAACTTCTTCCGAAGCAAATTTCAAAACATATGATTCACTTGTTTGGTTAATATTTCGTCTATCAGTTTGTTTGTATACCCTAAAGGCTCTTTTCAATCTAAAAAGACCTTCACCTTTGTCGATATCTATTAAAATAATTTCAGTACCATCAATTAACAATTTTGAAGATAGGCCAATGGCATCATTGATAATAATATCACCAGAAATGCAAGGAGATAACATACTTTCATATATGTTAATTTCTTCAAAAATTTCCCGTAACTCAATTTTACCACCTTTGGTAACAAGAGTCAGTTCGTTAATTCTAAAGTCTGTAGGTTGCTTTAGATTAAAATCACTCATATGGAATCTTTCATCACACTTTTAAATTCTGCTTCAATGTCAATTACAAATTCTGGTTTTAAAATGGTTATATTTCTTTTGTTTTCGTTCAATTCAGTTTCATATTCATAGTAAGATTTTGTTTCTTTTGAAACCACAATTCTTAGAGGAGTTCCATCTCCTAAACTATAACTTGTATCAGATATAATCACATTAGCATATGTGTTAGCATCAAGCCTAATTCTATCTTCTCTATACAGACCTGTTGAAGTATCAGTTCTTTTTTCTACTTTATAATATGCCTGAGTATTATTTGTTGCCCATTCTAAACCAGTTACGCCGGTGTTTGAAGTGTTAGCATATGATGGCGATGAATATTTTGCTTCAATAAATTTGCCAATTGTTCTTTGACCTAAAGGCCATTCATAGAGTGGGTCTACTATGTTATTCATTGCCAAAATGATCCAGTGTTTTTCTGGAGAACCATAAATTTTAGATGCTAAAATTTCAGGTGTGTCACCATCTTTAATATTATATTTGTAATATGTAGCAGCATTCTGTTTTAAAGCATCATTAAAATTATATCTAGTTGTTATGTTTGTAACAACATCCAAAGAAGTTGAATCTTTACTTTTATAGTAAGATGTTTTAGGAAAGAAATTAAAATATTTTGCCATCTTATGCACCTCCTATAGAGCCGCCGCTGCCAGACTCATCTATTCCAGTTGTGTCTTCTGTACCCCAACTACCATTAGCCAAATCAAATTCTGTATCTGATGTAGCAGTAGTTTCAAAAGTTATACCTGTTTCATTAAAATCACCTAAATCTCTAGAGGCATCAATTTCAGCCTGTGTTCTAAGTTCACCACTTCTTTCATTACCAAAATCTAAACCATTAATTACTTCATCACCTCTGAATGGTGATTTGTATTTAACTTTTTCTCCTGATAGGAATTGTTTAGTGATAATTTCTGTTTCTTTAAACGATAAATCCATACGTATAGCAACAGGCATACCAGTTCCACCACGTTCAGGTGAGTTCAATAATGTCTCATAAGAAGCAAAACCATTTGGCGCATAATCAACTGAAATACCCGTCATCACACAAGTAGAAACTTTAGGTATATTTGGATTTTCTTGGCCGTTGTAATAGAATTTAATGTCGAACTCAGATGGAGGAACCAAATATCTTCCAAATGAAGAAGTTAAAACCTCTGGTGCTTGATGAAATGTAAACATATCAATAATACCTAAAACTTGTTCAGCTTCTTTTTTACTTCTTGGATAAAACATAAAAGAAAATCTAAAATTTCTAAAAGATGGTGATTGATATATCAACTCTAGCTGTGGGTTAACTGCTAAAGCACCACCTGTTGCGGCAGAAAGTGCTGTAAATAAAACATTTTTATCCAACCCTGCCCTTGAACCAAGACCAGCCGCAGCTTCAGCCACAAATGGAGCCATATTTTTTTGTACAGCATCTCCACCTTGTTTTCTTGCATCTAAAAGAGAAGCACCAGCTTGCACACCAGCACCAACAATGCCTAAACCAGAAGCTACACTCACATCACTATAAGTTTGTTGATAATCAAATGCCAATGTGTCTGGCATATACAAAGCAATTGTATCTTTTGTTCTCTTTATAGTTCTAAAAAAGTTTCCTCTCTTTAGAAGGTCTGATTCTTTTAAGGAGTTAGCGTACTGGCCAATCTTGAAAAGTGCATTCTTTGAATTGATTTCTTGCAAGATGCCAGCTGTTGTTCCATCATCCGAAGCAGACCCATCATAACTACCTTCTAATGTAGTTTTACTATCATCTTGTTGACCATTCCTGTCTGAGACAAAATCCAATATATTTGTAAATATTTCTTGGCCTCCAGTAAACACATTCTGTGATCCACTTCTATTTTCTAATACTTTAGCTGTAGCTGTATCATCATAATTATAACCACCCACTTGAGTTCTCTCTTGCACGTTGATAAAGAACATCATGTAATGGCCTTTATCCGTTGAACCAACATCAATAGGATAGCGTTTATTGTCTACATTAAATTGGTCGGAATTGATTTGAAAATTCCTATTTTCGCCAGGAATATATTTTATATCTGTAAGTGAGAAAAATGCCATTGTCTGCCTTTTGGTTGCCTAGATACTATTTATGTCATATAAAGGAACTTTTTTACCCAAGAACCCGTCTAAGTACAACGGGAATTCAAAAAATATCATATATCGTTCCAACTGGGAACTGAGAGTTATGAAGTATTTTGATGACCATCCAAATGTAATCTGGTGGGCATCCGAAGAGCTGCCAATACCATATGTGTCTCCTGTGGACAATAAAACGCACAGATACTTCCCAGACTTTATTGTAAAGATGCGTCTTAAAGATGGTAAGTTAATTACTTATATATTAGAGGTGAAACCATTGGCTCAAACCAAGATGCCTGTGCAAAAACGCAAGACCAAAAGATTCATCCAAGAGGCCGCAACATATGCGGTCAATCAGGAGAAATGGCGTGCTGCAGACCTGTTCTGTAGAGAACATGGGTGGCAGTTTAAAATCATCACAGAAAAAGAACTTGGTCTTTGACATAAATAGAACATGGCGTATCTAATAGACAGAATAAATCAATCGTTAAGAAAACAAGGTTTGACTCCAAGAACAAACCAAGCACGGGCATGGCTGCAATCCAAGGTAACTCAATTGAAGCCAACTCGCCAAGCGTTACTACAGGATAGAACCCGTCTACGTGATTCGACCATAATCGGCAAGATGTATTTTTACTTCTATGACCCCAAGACAAAAGATTCGATGCCATACTACGACCGGTTCCCATTGGTACTACCAATAGAACAATATAATGACGGATTTTTAGGGTTGAATCTACACTACATTCACCCAAAGCAACGAATCGTTTTATTGGATAAGTTAAGTGATTATGCAAATAATACCAAATTTGATAAGACTACAAAGTTAAGGTTAAGTTATGCCGCTTTGGCTTCCGCTTCAAAGATATTCGAAGCACAGCCATGTATTAAACGATATCTCTTTAGTCAGGTGCAATCAAGGTTTTTAGAAATATCTGCTGACGAATGGGACATAGCTGCGTTACTACCGATGGAAAGTTTTGTTGGTGCAACAGCAAGTAAAGTTCATGCCGAATCCGAGGAACAATTTTAATGTCATTCTCACCACAACTATTTCTATCAAACATTAAAGCAAAAGATGGACTGGCCAGACCAAGCCGATATGAAGTCATTCTTCCTATTCCATCTTACATCAATGAATTTATTCAATCATCAGCTTTAGAAAAGTTTTTCAATATACCAAACAATATCATTGCAGATATTACAGCTGATATCAATAGTATTACTGGCGCTGGAAGGGAAGAAACTAGAACTTCTAATCCTGCCATCTCCAGGTATCTGGCACTACAATGTGAGTCAGCTGAATTGCCTGGTAAAACATTACTAACACAAGATGCTAAAATATATGGTCCTGGTTTTAAAGTACCATATCAAACACAATATACAGAAACAACATTAACATTTGTATGTACAAATGAATTCTATGAACGTAAGTTATTTGAGCGTTGGATGGAAGCAATTATGCCAACAGATACAAACAATTTACGTTATGCAAAAGATGATAAAACCAGATACATGACAAATATTCAAATTATCCAATATGATGATTTTATTAAAAAGATATTTGTCATAGAGTTAATGGATGCTTTTCCAATTTCAATTGCATCACAACCGTTATCTTGGAGTGAAGAAGGTTTTCACCGAGTATCTGTACAATTTACTTTTCAAAAATACCGTGTGGTATATTCTGGAAGTTATGACATTGCTGCGGCAGCTGCTGCTTTGTTTGGAGTTAAAGCTGCCAAATTCTTTGACAAGGCGGGACAATCTATTAGCAATTCTATAGTTGCTCCACTTGCAGGAACGATTTTTTAATTATAACATGAGGATATAAAATGGCGTTACCAAAAATTGATGTGCCAACCTATGAAACTACTTTGATTTCATCGGGTAAAAAAGTAAAATACAGACCGTTTCTTGTAAAAGAGCAGAAGCTGTTTCTAATGGCTTCACAATCAACTGATGAAAAAGAAACAGTTGATGTGGTTAAACAAGTACTGAATAATTGTATTCTGTCGGATATTGATGTTGATGATTTGCCAACATTTGACCTTGAACACCTATTCATGCAGCTTCGTGCTAGGTCTGTTGGTGAGGTTGTAAATTTAAAATATAACTGCAACAACACCGTTAAGGATGATAAAGGTGAAGATAAAGTTTGTGGTGGTTTGGTTAAGTTCGATTTGAACATCTTAGATATCAAACCAACTATTGATCCAGAGCACAACAATAAAATTGAAATTACTGACAAGTTGGGTATTGTAATGAAATATCCAACTCTGGGAATGATTGGCAATACAAAGAATTTACAAGATGAAAGCATTGAAATGGTCATAGATATGATCATTAAGTGCATTGATTATGTTTATGATGCAGATCAAATGTACTATGCCAAAGATTCCACACAAGAAGAACTGATGGAGTTTTTAGAAAGTATGCAACAAGATGATCTCGAAAAGATTCAAAAGTTTTTTACTACCATGCCAAAGATTTCAAGGTCTTTGGATTTTAAATGTGGTAAATGTGGTTACGAAGAAAAGATTGTTGTAGAAGGCATTCAAAATTTTTTCGTATAATATTTGGTTATGATACCTTAGGTAATTACTTTCAAACTAACTTTGCTTTAATGCAACATCACAAGTATAGTTTGACTGAATTGGATAATATGATACCTTGGGAAAGACAAGTTTACATTGATATGTTAGTGAAATTTTTAGAAGAAGAAAAAGAACGATTAAAAGCTCAACAGCAAGCGAGAAAATAAATGGCAGATGAAAAGTCCAGATTAGCAGAGATTTACAAAGCAGAAAAATCTAAAGGTGGCGGAATAGCAATCACTTTAGGTAAACGAGCGCTTGAAAAATTGGATCCAAGGCAATTCTTTAATCAAAAAGGATTGATGGCAGCTGCTTTGCCATCATTATTTAAATCGTATAGTGCAACACCAGCTAAATCTGGCGGAAAAATTGCCAGTTTAGGCAGTGGTTCATTATCTAGTAATGCTTTAGAAACAAAGTTAGATGTACTTATTGGTGAAACAAAAGATGTTAAAATAAACTCCAAACTTTCTGCTAAAAACTCAATGGTCTTGCCAGATATTGCAAGAGATATGAATGTGATGCGCCAAAATATACAGAAGCTGGTTAAATTACAAGGAGGAACTGCAGCAAAAGGTACAGACATGTACTTTAAAAAAGCAGGAGAAAGAGAAGCATCTTACGAATCACAATTTGGAAAAGAAAAATTTAAAACTAGTCCTACGCTAGTTGGTGCTAAACCAGAAGAAAAAAAAGAAGGTGGTATATTAGGATTCTTATCAACACTTTTTTCTCCACTATTAACACTTGGCGCAACAATTGCTTCAGCAATCACTGGAACATTAGCAACATTATTTTCCCCAAATAATTTAGTAAAAGTATTTGGCCTTGGCTTAGATGTTATTAAGGGTATAGGCACCGCATTTCGTGTATTATTGCCTTTACTAACAAATCCAGTATTTTTGTCAATTGTTGGCGGCCTACTGGCAGCAAAATGGTTAATGGACTTAATTGATAAGAAAAATTCAGAAGCAAATACTCCGCAAAAAATGAATGAAAGAGTAGGTGATGATAGGGGTAGCCAATCATCAAAAGTTGCAGCTAGAACAATACGTATTGATGAGGGTTTAAAATCTCTATTAAAAGATGATAGGACCGATGAAGAAGTATCTGCTTATACTAGAGGTGAAATAAGGACTAAAGATGAATTGCGAGCTAAAATTGCTGAGGCTGAAGCATTAGGTAAAAGAGCTATTGAAATTAAAGATTCTCGGGTTGTCGAAGAAGCTCGCCAAGAACGAAACAAAATTGCTGATAGAATGGATGCTGAAATTGGTGCGCCAGAACCACCGCCTTTGCCACGTTTTAGCACAGCTGCTGATAGTCAAGCGGCTAATACGCCTACACCTACTCCTACACCAGCGCCTCAACCTCCTACAACATCGCCAACAAGATCCTCAATAACACCTATAACAACTGGTCCTGGCGGAGCAGCTTTTGGAATGTATCCAAAACCAGGAGGAATACAATCAGATTTAATGGCTGCTTTTGCTCAAGAGGGAATAACTGATGAAAAAACTCAAATAGCATTATTAGCAAATATTAAAAAAGAATCAGGATTTACACCAATTAGTGAAAATTTAAACTATACGTCAACAGCAAGATTGAAAGAAGTATTTCCAACAAGAACAAAAAATTTATCTGACGAACAACTTAAACAATATACTAATAACCCACAAGGTTTAGCTGAATTGGTCTATGGTGGAAAAATGGGTAATACGGAACCTGGTGATGGTTTTAAATATCGAGGAAGAGGATTTATTCAGTTGACAGGTAAGAATAACTATGCATCTATGGGTAAAGCTTTAAATATACCTTTAGTTGACAACCCTGATTTAGCTAATGATCCAGTTGTTGCAGCTAGAATTGCAGCAAGGTATATTAAAGATGCGAATTTACGAAAATCTTTTAATACACAAGAAGAAGCTAATCGAGCCGTGACTCAATCAATTGGCGGAAGCAATTTAAATTTAAATAGTGGTTATGGTGCATCATTATTAAGTAAAGTTAATTCTTACGCTGGTGATATTTCTTTAGCATCATCAGCAAGCACTTCATCACCTAATCAATCTGCTGGTTTGGCACCAAATGCACCTTCATCAGGAATAACATTATCTGCAGCTACAACAGATGTTTCAAAAGAAAAAATGATTTTAGCTTCAGCTGCACCAGTTGTTAACAATGTAACTAATAATAATGTTAATAATACAACAACGGCTGGCGGTCAATCACAAGGTAACTTGCCTTCTGTTTATGATGATGTATTCTTAAATCTATTCCAACGAGTGTCATAAAAAACCCCGCACTAGGCGGGGTTGCACTTGCATGGGATTAGTTTAATCTTGGTCAGCAAGAGACTTGAAATAATCCAAGTCATCATCACTTTCCGAAATCTTAGAATCTAATACAGACACATCATCTTTGAATGATGCAACAGTATCTTCAGCTTTAGTCTTGGCGATAGGTGCGCCTGTGAAGCCTAGAACCTTGTCCAAACGACCTTTCAATTGGTCATAAGGTTTGAAGTTTTTCTTCTCTGTAAAATCTTTCAGAGAATACTCTTTCTTCCACAATTCTTCCAGTTTCTCATCGTTACCATCCAACAGAGCAGACACATCAGCAAATTCTGATTTGTCATAGTTGCGATAGCCTTCGACATTACGAATCTTCAACTTGAAGTTAGCACCTTCCCACATATCAAATGGGTTAACTGGTGTTTCATCAGCAAATTCAGGATTCATTGCTTCAGTAATCTTATCAAAGATTTTCTTACCAAACTTATACAGTTTGATTTGTCCTTCATTAGAAGGATTGCTTGGGTCAGAAACCACAAGAATGTTTGCTAGATAGCTCAACTTGCGTTTTTGCTTACGAGCAACATCTTTGTTTGCTT